TGTCTCTGCCCGACAGTCCCGGGGCGGAAGCGTTCATCCAGCAGGTCCTCGGCCTGGGCACCGTGGCCGGCAACCAGTTCCTCGCCGGCCTCACCCCGGAGATCGCCAACAACCTGGTCAGCAAGCTCGAAGCATCCATTAGCAGTGTCAGCGGCAACGCCTACCTGCTCGCCAACCATTTCTACGGCGAAGGCATCGAATCGGCCCAGCAGTCCGTCGACGGCTTCATCGTGCAGATCGGCAAGGAAGAGAAGCGGCTGCGCGAGATCGGTAAGAGTATCGGCAAGCCCATCGGTGCCAACATCAAGGCCGAGATCGCCCAGGCCGTTGCCGAAGCCATCCGGGCAGCGGAAGCCGCCAAGACCGCCGCCTCAGCGGAAAAAGCCGCAGAGGTCGCCCGCCAGCAGGTTTCCGTCACTCAGCAGGCCGTCACCCAGACCCTCAACCAGATGCTCAACAACTCCAACAACCGCACCGGCTACACCACCGCCCAGCTGTACCAGATGGGGGTGTTGCACTAGTGATCACTCAGGTCGCCATCAACGGCGTGCCGCTGGACCTCAACGAGGTCGAGTGGTCCGTTGCCATCGACCACGGCCGCAACGACGTGCAAAGTCCCCCGCAGGCCTCGAGCGCCGAAATCGTCCTGTACGGCCCCAACGTCGATGTCGACGTTCCCGTGTCCGGCGAGCTCACCATCGACGCCTACAACGTGCGCCGCTTCACCGGCCGGATCACCGACCCGCAGCTCGCCCACGACTACGCCCCCAACGGCCAGTACCACGCCCGCCTACGCATCCCCGCCATGGGCAACCTGTCCCTGCTGGGCCTGTACGAGGTCGGGGCGGCCGGCTACGCCGAGGAAACCCTTGACGCCCGCGTCCACAACATCCTCGACGAGACCGCCGTCACCTACACCGCCAACACCGACCCGCTCATGGTGCAGCTGCCCGTCGACCCCGACCAGCCCGCTCCCGCCCTCACCTGGCTATCCGACCTGTGCACGAACACCGGCGCCACCATGTGCGACCTGCCAGACGGCAACATCCTGTTCGAGTCGTACTCCAGGCGCGGCTACGGCTACAACCCGGCCACCTGGGCACAAGTCACCGACACGTTCGCCGACGTCCCCTACATCTGGGCCGACATCTATGACCGCACCGAAGCCGCCCCCACACCCGTCGCCCTGCCCGACACCGCCGTCGTCTGGACCCCCGTGTGGTCCAAGTCCGTCCTCACCATCGTGAACCAGGTGCGCGTCCAATACGGCACCAACACCCCACCCGACGAGATCATCGCCGACGACCCCACCAGCATCGCCACCCACAAGCTGCGCTCGGTCACCCTGACCACGCAGCTTGCCGACGCCACCGACGCCTACGACCGCGCCCAAGCAGTCCTCCTCGCCCAGTCCGAGGCCCGCTGGAACCTCACCCAAGTCATGATCAAGATGGACGAGCTCGACTCCACCACGCGGGCCGACGTCCTCGACCTCATCCAAGGCTCACGGGTGCAGATCGCCGGCCTACCCGCCCCAGCACCCCTCACCACCTACATGGGGGTCGTCGAAGGGTGGAGCGAGTCCCACATGCCCGACGGCTACTACCTCACCCTCAGCCTGTCAGACCCCCGCTACAGCTACGCCGTCGCCGCATGGCAGGACATCGACCCCACACTCGACTGGGCCAACGTCAACAACACCATCCAGTGGTACAACGTCGTGCTCTCAAGCGACCTCGCCGCATAAGAAAGGAACACCATGGCAACCACCACCTACGGCACGCCATACGTGCAGTCGGCCGACCTGGTCAGCGGCTACCCGTCGACCTCGAGCAGCCTGGCCACACGCCTGGACGATGTCAGCCTCAAAGGCAACGGCGTCAACACCCAGACCGGCACGAGCTACACCCTCGTCCTCACCGACGGCGGCAAGACGGTCACGACGTCGAACGCCGCGGCGGTCACGGTCACGGTGCCCACGAACGCCTCGGTCGCCTTTCCCACGGGTGTGGGCGTGGTCATCCTGAACCTGGGCGCCGGCACGATGACCGTCGCTGGGGCCGGTGGCGTCACCGTGAACGGCTCGAGCCTCAGCTGCGCCCAATACGAAGCCGTGACCCTGCGCAAGACCGGCACCGACACCTGGGTTGCCGTGAAAGGTGGTGGTCTCCCAAAAGCAACGTGTAGCGCGACCACGGGGTCACCGTCGGTGACCACGGTGTCGGGCAAGACGCTGTACGTCTTTACCGGGTCTGGGAGCATGACGGTCACCGCGGGCACCTTGGAGGCCATCGTCGTTGCGGGAGGCGCGGCTGGAGGGCTGAAAGGTGGCGGTGGCGCCGGTGGTCTCCTTGACGGGCGCACCACGGGACAAGGCGCCCTGTATGTGAACGCTGGCACTATCACGGTGACCATCGGCGGCGGGGCCCCGGCCGGCTACACGTCGGGAAACGCCTCACGCCTTGGTCCCTATTACGCGGTCGGCGGTGGGTTCGGCGGGGATAACGGGGCCGGAAGCAACGGCGGGTCAGGTGGCGGCGGCGGCCGTGACGGCAGCGCCGCCGGGGGTACGGGCGTCAGTGGACTAGGTAACAACGGCGGCACGGGCGGCACCGGGTCATCAGCGGGCGGCGGCGGCGGTGCCGCAGCGGTAGGCGCGAACGCATCAGGCACGACCGGCGGCAGCGGCGGCGCAGGCTTGGACATCTCAACATTCCTCGGCCAATCCGCGGGCACAACCTACAAGGCCGGCGGCGGCGGCGCCTACGGATCGGGCACCGCGGGCACCGGCGGTGCCGGCGGCGGCGGCAACGGTTCGACCTCCACCACCCCGACCGGAGGAGCCACGAACAGCGGGGGCGGGGGCGGCGCAGGAAACAACACATCGAGCGCCGGTGGCTCCGGCTACGTCGCAGTCCTCATCGGCTAGGAGGGGTCATGGCACATTTCGCACGCATCGAATCCGGCATCGTCCGCGAGGTCATCGTCGTGAATAACAGCGAGCTCGACGACAACGGCACCGAGTCCGAGGCAAAGGGCATCGCGTTCTGCCGGTCCCTGTTCGGTGACGGCACCGACTGGGCACAGACCAGTTACAACGGCAACCCGATCGACGGCGTGGATCGCGGCCCATATGCCGGCATCGGTTACGGCTGGGACGGTACCAAGTTCACCGCACCCATCACCCCCGACACCCCCGCGGAGTCCTGACATGGCCATGCTCGTCCCCGCCGGCATCACCCTGCGCGAGCAGCTCAACCGACGGTTCCCCAAACGAGACAAGAAATCCGACGGGTGGATCGGCGACCCCGCCCACCAAGCACGCGGCAAAGCCTCGGACCACAACCCCGACGCCCACGGCTGGGTCCACGCCATCGACATCGACGAGGACTTCGGCGCACCCGGCGACAAGGAAGCGTTCCTCGAGCAACTCATCGACTACGCCAAGTCCGGCAAGCCTGGCGCCGACCGCATCAAATACGTCATGAACGACGACAGGATCGCCTCGGGCACCCACCGGGTCACCTGGTGGAAGTGGCGACCCAGCAACGAACGCAACCACCGCGGCCACATCCACATCAGCTTCACCGCCGCGGCCGAGGACGACGGCAGGCCATTCCCGCTGCCCATCCTTCAGGTGCCGAACAAGGACGAGCCGGCCAAGCCCGCCAAGAAAGCCCCGGTCAAGAAGGCACCCGCCAAGAAGGTGGCGAAGAAGGCGGCCACCAAATGACCCAGGACCTTCTCGGCCTGGCCACCGCCAACCTGGTCTTCCTCGGTGCGGTCATCGCCATCATCGAACGACGCACCAAGCCGCTGCGCCGCAACCACGGGCAGTCGATGGCCGACGCCGTGTACCGGATAGACCAGCGGGTCGAGCGGCTCGAGGCGCAGCACGACGAGCACATCAAGCACCACCTGAGCGGAGGCCAGTAATGCTCGACAAGATGCCCGCCCAATGGCGGCACCTGCTCCTCATGCTCCTCGTGCCCGTGCTGGCGTATGTGGCGTCCGACGTTGTCCCGCAGCTCGGCATCCACCCGCTCGTCGCCGGCCTGGTCGGCGTGGTCCTCGCGCAGCTCATCGCCTACTTCACCCCGCTCACCCGCCAATACGGCATCGGGTCACGCAACAGCGAGAACGGCGGCCGTTAGCTCGTCCTGCCCGACCAACGTATAGCGGGCGGTCGTGCCCGGGTCCGAATGGCCGAGCAGCTGCTGTACGGCCCGCAGGTCATGGCTGCCCCGGTAGGCCATGGTGGCGAACCGGTGCCGCAGGCTATGGGCGGTGAAGCCAGCGGGCAGCACCCGCTCGAGCCGGTTGGCGACATAGTCGGCGTTCACCGGCTGCCCCGGGCGACGGGACGAGGGGAAGGCCCACCCGTCAACTTGGTTCAGCGCGGCCCGCAGCCGCGGATGGATCGGCACCCGCCGGACCTTCCCGCCCTTGCCGCGCACCACCAGCCCGAACGGGGTCACATCGTCGCTATGGACCTGGGCAATCTCGGCCCGCCGCAGGCCCGCCCAACCGCCCAGGAGGAGCATGAGCCGGGCCTCGGCATCGGCGCCCTCGAGCGCGGCCTCGAGCAGCTCGTCGGGGATCGGCCGCGGCACACCGGCCGGCGTCTTCACCGGGCGCAGGCCCCGGGTCGGGTCATCGGTGCGGTGCCCGTGCTCGAGCGCCCAACGGTAGAAGCTGCGCAAGCTCATGAGCGCGGACTTGCGGGATTCGGCGGCCTGGTCGGCGTAGGTGCCCAGGAAGGTGACGAGGTCCGAGGTGCGGGCCTCGAGCGGGTCGACCAGGCGGGCCAGCCGGCGCAGGTGGTTGCGGCGGACCCGCAGCGTGCCAGGGCTCGCGCCGCCAGCCGTGTACCAGGCACACCAGTCTTCGATCAGATCATTCATGTCATCCCTCGGGGAAGGTCGCAGGCCCCCTCAGGCCGCGAGCGAAGCCTCGAACGGTAGCGGCGCCGACCAATAACCGCAGGGTTCATGGTTCGAGTCCATGTGGGGGAGCTCAAACCCGTCCTCGGGCGGCAGTAAATCGGTGACCGGGATGTCGAGGAACCGGCTGGCCCGGTAAATCTCCTCAAGGGACCACTTCACCCGGCCCCGCAGCTTCTTACTCATCACTGACTGGGAAACCCCCACCACGGGGGCCAAAGCGGCGGCCGGAGTACCCCGGCGCCACAGCTCCATGTGAATCGTCTCGCCGACCATCGTGTCCAGAGTCATGCTGTCAGGGTATGTCAGACCCGTGACAAAACCAATCTGACGACACGCCCAGTCATTCCTTGACAGGTCACTGACTGGGCAAGAAGATCGGCTCATGTCATATCTGTCAGAAAATGACTACCTGATCACCCCGAGTCAAGCCGCGGCCATGCTGGGCGTCACGCCCCGCACATTGTGGCGGTGGCAGGCCGGCGGCCGCATCACTCCCCAGCGCCTGCCGAACGGCTTCCGCCGGTTCCGGCTTGATGACGTCGAGCGGCTGGTGGGGGACCGGGTCGCATGAGCTTCATGAGCGTGGGGGAAGCAGCTGCCCGCCTCGGCGTGGGCGAAACGACCATTAGGTCGTACCTCGAGTCTGGCCTACTCACAGGCCATGTGCTCCCTTCGGGGCACAGGCGGATCGACGCTGCCAGCGTCGACCGGGTCAAGACATCCCGTACCCGGGTGTCCTCGACCGTCACTGTGATCCAGGCGGCCGAGTGATGGCCGCGGCAGTCCTCGCGGCTGCCCTCGCCGTTGCGCCCATGGCCGACGAGCCCCCGCCCCTGTTCAGTCCTGGTCGAGACCAAGGCGTCATGCAGTCCGCCTACACCGGCCGGTACTACAACCCGGCCGACGAGGGCTACCGCAAGTGCGTCGCCCAGCGCGAAGGCCGACACCAGTATTGGGTCACCGGCGCGAACGGCCGCTACGTCGGCACCTACCAGATGACCCGCGCCTTGGCGCGTGGCGCCGTGTGGATGATGCAGCGCGAATGGGCCGAGCAGTACGGGCCGGCAAAGGCGCGGGAAATGCGCCGCACCCTGCACCACCTCAGTCCAACGAAGTGGTCCCGCGAAATCTGGGATCAAGCGTTCTGGACTGTCCTGAACTGGAGCGGCCCCCGTTCCGGCGCCCGCCATTGGGCGGGGGGCCGCTTCACCTGCACACCCGGCATGGCCTGGGCAGGTGAGAAGTGATCCAGACCATCGCCCGCTACGCCACCGGCTTCCTGTTCATCGTCGGCCTCCTCGCCCTCATGGGCCTCGCCGGCTACATCGAGCACTACTAACCACAACCACGGGGACACCACATGACATACATCTACGACAAGAACCTGCGCGAAATTGACGACGACGGATACGAGGCCATCCGCGTCAGCCGATGGTCCGAAGACGGCTATATCTACCTCGTCCTCGGCGGAGGCGACTTCGAGACCCGCGTCACGCTCAACCCGAAGACCGCGTGCCGCCTCGGCTGGGCACTCCTCGACGCCGAAAGCGCCCGCCCACGCCTGGAGCCCGACGAGATCATCGACCCGGTCCAGCCATGACCGACGCGCTGTTCGACCTCGACCTCAAGCCCGACCCGCAGCTGCACGCCTGCACCGGCCCCGAGTGCGCCTGGTGCGCATGGCGTGACGGCCCGCTCGCCAAAGCCGCCGGCATGGCACGCACCAACCAAGACCCAGAATGGTCCGACCGCGCCGACCGGTGGCTCAACGAGCTCTACGTCGGCGTCATCGTGTGCGCCGACGACCTCATCGAAGCGTGCGGCCTGCCCGTCGGGTCACCCAACCAGGTCGGGGCACGATTCTCCCGCTGGGCCAAGGCCGGGCGCATCCGCGAGCACGGCTACAAGCGCGCCGAACGCCGCCAGTCCCACGCCCGCCGCCTCATCACCTGGCAGGTCGTCTCATGACCGGGGACCACTACCTGCGCGTCCCCGACGCCGCCACATTCGCCCGACGCCCCTTCGAGGAACGCACCCGCCTCTACACCGCGCTCAAAGAGCTGCTCGCCGCGTGGGCAGCCACAGAGCTCGACCGGCGTGACCCATGAACCTCGACGGATACGTCGACGTCCCCAGCCGCATGGCCGCCTTCTACCAACGCTTCCCAGACGGCAGCCTCCAGCTCGACGCGCCTACCTTCACCGAAGTCCTCGGCAAGGCGTTCGTCTGGGCGCAGGCCCGCGCCTACCGGACACCCGACGACCCACGCCCAGGCGTGGGGACCGCATGGGAGCAGATACCAGGCGCCACGCCCTACACCCGCGGCAGTGAGCTCATGGTCCTCGAGACCTCAGCGTGGGGCCGGGCCATCGCCGCGGTCATGCCCATCGGCGACAAGATCGCCACCGTCGAGGAAGTCCAGGCCGCCGAGTCACGGCGCAGCCCACAAGTCGACGCCACCGCGCAAGCCATGGGGACCTATCACACGCCTAGCGGTAAGACCATCAGCCGAGGTGACCAGCCCATCACCGAGCCGCAGCTGAAGAAGCTGCGCTACGAGCTCAAGCGCCTGGCCATCGACGAGGTCATGCTCAACGACTTCACCACCGAGACCTTGGGTTTCGAGGTCCCACAAGCCGGCCTGTCACACCTGACCAAGGCGCAGGCCTCGACCGTCATCGACGCCCTGACCCAGACCACCGAGCGCGTGCAACGCACCCACACCCCCGACCCCGACGACCCATGGAGCAAATGACCAAGTAACCCACGGCCGTTACATCGGAGCCCGGCCGAAACCAGCCCGACCCCGTAACCACAAGTCCGACGCACGGGGCGCCGGCCATGACACCAAAGCGCACGGTGCCATGCCAGTCCAGCCTTACGCCCACGGGGACGTAGGGCTAGCGGCATTGGCATAGGTCTGCCAGGGGTGTCAAGAACCGGGAACGGCGGGGCGGGAGGGGTACTACACCAGGGAGAACTATGACAACCAACCCACGGCACACCACCGCATACAAGAAATGGGTCCGTGAAGTCATGGCCAAATGCGAACCAGTCTGCTTCCGATGCGGCCACCCCATCGACATGAGCCTGCCCTCGAGCAACCCAGACGGACCAAGCGCCGAACACGTCACCGCCCTGGCCGATGGGGGAGACCTCACCCCAAGCCTCGAAGACTCAGCACTGTCACACCTGCGATGCAACCGAAGCCACGGCGGACGCCTCGGCGCAGCTCGAGCCAATGCGAAACGAACAACGACGAGCTCGAGACGAACACGGTCTTTAGGCGAAGGCCTCATCACTCCCGCCGCCCCTCGCTCCTTTACCCCCCGAGAGGCCTCAGCGGCCCGTGGGGGGCCGGCTGCGCCTGACATGCACCCGCAAGGGTTCGTCTTCCCCAGACTTGAGACGGCGCCGCCTGCGCGGGCATTGGGGTCCTACGGGCCGGCAGCTGCGGAGTGGGTGAAGAAGGCGTTCGGCCTGGAGCTGCGCGGCTGGCAGGCCTACGCCCTCAACCGTGCCCTCGAGCACGACGACCAGGGCGAGCTGGTGTGGCCGGTCGTGGTGATCACGGTAGGGAGACAGTCAGGGAAGTCGGTCCTGTCGCGGGCGGTGTGCATGTGGCGGATGCACCACGCCGACCTGTTCGGGGAACAGCAGACGATCCTCCATGTGGCGAACAAGGTGGAGACCGCCCGGGAGGTCATGCGTCCAGCTGCGCATTGGGCCGTCCAGAAATACGGGAAGGCCGCCTTCCGGGCCGGCAACACCGCGCCCCAGATCGAGCTCCCGTCGGGGGACCGGTGGATTATCCAGGCCGCGAACGACTCCGCGGGCGTCGGCTACTCGATCAGCATGGCGTTCGTCGACGAGGCCTGGCGGGTGCAGCGCAGGGTGGTTGATGATGCCATCAACCCGACGCTCGCCGAGCGGAACATGGGCCAAGTGTGGCTCGTCTCCACCGCCGGGGACTCCGCGTCAGACCTGATGATGGCGTACCGGCAGCGTGCCCTGGACAAGCTCGAAGCCAACGAGCCGGGCAGCGTCCTGCTGCTGGAGTGGTCCGCCCCAGCGGAGGCCGACCCTGAGCTGCCCGACACCTGGCGGTGGGGGTCCCCAGAATGGAGCGAGAAGCGCGAGACGTTCCTGCGTCAGCAGTGGGAGAACATCGAGCCCGAAGCGTTCCGCCGGGAGTTCCTCAACCAGTGGACCGTCCGCGCCAACCATTGGCTCAAAGACTCCTGGTGGGCCGACACCCTCGACTCGGCCCCGCTGCCCGATGACACCGTGTGGAGTGTCGCCGTCGAGTCCGACTTCGATGGCATGGGGCACGCCGTCGCCCTCGCCGCCCAGGACGACCAGGGCAAGATCGCCGTCAGGGTGTCCACGCACCGGACCATCGCCGAGGTCGACGAGCACCTCGCGCAGCTGCGCCTTGAGCACCCGCAGCTGTACGTCCAAGTCACCCCGACCTACCGGGAGCGCCTGACCTCCCACGTCGATGGCATGGTCGGGCAGCGCGAAGCCGCGGCCGCCACCCAGAACCTCCTCGACCTGTTCGACCGTCGGGCCATCCGCCACGACGGCTCCCAAGTCCTCCAGGAACACTTGGCGGCGTCGAGCATCAGCCGCCGGCAAGCCGGCTGGGTGTTGTCCGCACCGATGGGCAAAGGCGGGGTGTATGCGGCGCGGGCCGTCATGTTCGCAGCTGCCCAGGCCGTCAAGACCCAACGACCGAAGCCGATGATCTACACGAGAAACCGCAGACTCGCCTAAACCTACGGAACCTGCACCATGCAGGGATGCGGGTCTATAGGGCTGAACCATGGAAACGTGGCGTTCCCCCGTGCGCTCCAGCTGGTGCGGGACACCCAACGGTTCGGCGCGATGGGAAGCACGCCGAGCACTGAGGGTGTTCCGCCCCAGGTGCGTGAAGCGACATCGCTGATACAAGCCATCCAGGCTGCCAGCGCCTACCAGGTGCCCAAGACCGTCGCCATGCAGGTGCCCGCGTTCGTCAAGGCCCTGAAGACCTACTGCCACCTGATCGCCAGTCTGCCGCTGCGCGAGTACGTCCGCGAGGACGTCACCACGCCGCGGGCGTTCCTGCGCCAGCCCAGCCGCCAGTCGACCTACACCGCGGTCATGACACGCACCGTCACCGACCTCCTCCTCCACGACGAGGCCTACTGGCGGGTCGTCGAGCGCACTTGGGACAACTTCCCCGCCGCCATCGACTACATGCCCTGGGACGAGATCAGCCAAACCCCCGACCCGAGCAACCCGATGGCCGAGTTCCCCAACGACGGCACGGTCTACTGGAACGGCGTCCGCGTCCCCAACAATCAGGTCATCCGCTTCGACGGCGACGGCCTCGGCGGATGGCTCAAGACCGGCGCCGCCGCGGTGAACACCGCCGCCGCGCTTGAGGCCGCCGCCCTCCAGTCCGCCCAAGTGCCCTCGCCGAGCATCGTGCTGAAGAACACCGGCGCGGACCTGCCCGCCTCTCAGGTCGATGACCTGCTCGAGGCGTGGGAGACCGCCCGCACCAACCGATCGACCGCCTACCTGAACAGCACGATCGACACGCACAGTCTGGGCGGCTGGTCCCCGAGCGACCTCCAGCTCACGGACGCCCGCAACGCTGCCGCCACGCAGATTGCCCGCATGGCGAACCTCGACCCGGTGTGGGTCGGTGCCGGTGTGCCCGGGTCGAGCCTGACCTACCAGAACCGCGTCGACCTCATGCGCCAGTTCCTCGACCTGTCCGCCGCGGCCCCCATGCGCATGATCACCGAGCGCCTCTCCATGGATGACGTCACGCCCCGCGGCCACACCGTCGCGTTCGAGACCGACGCCCTCCTCAAGGCCAACGTGCCCGAGCTCGCCAACGTCATCAGCGCCATGACGCCCCTCGGCGTCATCACCACCGACGAAGCACGCCAAATGCTCGACCTGGTCGAGATGGGAGCACAAGCATGAACCACACCGAGGTCGACTTCGAGTACGCGCTCCAGCTGCGCGAAGACAACACGGACGGCGTCGCCGCCACCATCTACGGCCGGGCCGTCCCATACAACACCCCGACCAAGGTGGGCAACGTCGAGGAGACGTTCGCCGAGAACGCCATCGACCCCGAGGCCGTCGTCGGCCGGCACCTCGCCTGGCGGCACAACGAGCCCATCGGCGTGATCACCGAGGCCCGCAACGAGCCCGACGGCCTCTACATCACCGCCGACATCCTCGACACCGCCCTCGGCCGCGACGCCGCCCTGCTCGCCAAGCGGCAGGCCGTCAAGGGCCTGTCCATTGGCTTCCAGCCGCTGAAGTCCACGTGGAACCGCGCCAAGACCGCCGTCACCCACACCGCCGCGCAGGTCTTCGAGACCTCGCTCACCCCCATGCCCGCGTTTCCGACCGCCGGGATCGCGTCCGTAAGAGAAGAAGGAGCACCAATGTCCGAGGTCGAAGTGGCCGAGGTCCGCGAGACCCCGGCAGTCGATGTCGAGGCCCGCGAGGCACTCGCCGACATCCGCAAGCAGATCGATTCCCTGGCCCACGTCGAGGAGCCCATCCACCCGCTCACCAACTACCGCTCATTCGGCGAGTACGTCCAGGCCGTCTACCAGGGCGCCGAGGAGCGCGCCCTCGACGTGTCCAACCTCGCCGACGCCCCGGGCCTGGTCCCGCCGGTGTGGCTGCGCGACATCAAGGGCGTCCTCGACCGCGGGCGCCCCTGCATCAACGCCATCGGCGGCTCCCTTTCCGCAGCTGGCGCCGGTCTGACCATCAACTGGCCGTACTTCGACGGCGACCTGTCGGCCATCGTGGCCGTCCAGGCGTCCGAGAATGACGAGGTCAACAGCGTCGACATCGACATCAAGAAGGGCACCGCGACGCTCGCCACGTACGCGGCAGGCAACCGCCTCACGATGCAGGTCATGGAGCGCACCGACCCGTCGTACGTCACCGCGCACATGCGGATCATGATGGGCGCCTACGGCACCGAGACCGACTACGCCTTCCAGAACGGTCTGTGGGCGAACGACACCGCCGGCCTGGACTACGACTTCTCGGCCGACACCACCGGCTCGGCGTTCATCGAGGCCGTGTGGGCCGCAGCTGTCGATGTCGAGACCGCGACCGGGCAGCCGGCCGAGGTCGTGTACGTCAACTCGGCGGTCTACAAGAAGCTCGCCGCCTGGTCCGCCTTCCAGTCGCAGAACTACCCGGTGCAGAACGTCGGCGGCGCCTTCGACGGCCGCACCGGCCGGGCCAACGTCATGGGCCTGCCCATCGTGCTCGCCCGCGAGTTCGCCACGAACGAGACCGAGGACGCCATCGTGACCAACCGCGCAGCGTGCGGATGGTTCGAGGACGGCCCGCGGACGGTCCAGCAGGACATCGCCGCGAACCTCGGCCGCGACGTCGCCATCTACGGCTACGGCACGTTCGGGGCGTTCATCCCCGCCGGCATCGTCGGCATCTACAACCAGGCCTAACCCTGGACCAGGAGGGCACCCACCGTCATGGCACTTGTCACCGGCCTCGAGCTCGCCGATGCGCTCGAGCTCGACTATGACCCGAACGATCCCGACCCCGTGATCGACCAGGTCGCCGACGCCGCTGACGCCATCGTGGGTGCCCTCCTGACGACCGCCGCCTACACCACCGAGCCGGCCCCCTGCAAAGAAGCCGCCCTCTCGGTCGGCGTTGAGCTGTACCAGGCACGCACCGCCTCCGGCGGGCAGCCCGTCTCGGTTGACTTCACCCCCGGCAGCTACCGGCTGTCCGTGTGGCTCACCAAGCGGGTCCACGCCCTAGTCATGCCCTACGCCAACGTCGGGGGACTTGTCGGATGACCGCCCTGACCACCGAGTCACGCACCACCCTGGCGGCCGCGTTCACCGGCCAGGGCTACCGGGTCTATGACACCCCGCCGCCCGTGCCGACGCCGCCGTGCGTCACATTCGTCGCCGACTCCCCGTGGATACGGCCCGGCCGCATCGGCTCCAACCTCAACTACGAGGTCCGCTGGCGCATCCTCGTGGCCGTCAAGGTCCGCAAAACCAGCGCCGAGCTCCTCGACATCGAGAACGCCGTCGACATCATCCTCGGCCTCATGCCCGCCGGGTTCGAGGTCGCCCAAGTCGGACCCCCGCAGCTCACCGACACCGGAGCCCAAGGGACCGTCATCACCACCGAAATCGCCGTCTCGGCACACATGAAGGAGTAGTTATGGCAGTCGTCTCGATCACGGGCGCCGAGTTCACGGTCACGGTGGCCTCCACCGCGTACACCGACCAGGTGACCTCCGGCACCATCACCACCACCCCCACCGTCACCCGCACCAAGACCCTCGGCGGCGTGGCGTTTAACCAGACCGACCTGAACAGCACCGTCAACCTGTCGTTCCTCTACGACGACAACAGCGGCCTGTACGACGCCCTCCAGACCTCGATCACCGCGGGGACCAGCATCGCGCTGGCCATCGTCGGTGACACCGGCACCTGGACCGGCGCGGCGGTGTGGATCGACAGCTGCGAGACCACGTTCGAGGCCGCGGGTGTCGCCACCTGCACGGTCTCGTTCACCGGTCCGCTGAGCTTCTCGTAGCGCACAGGGGGAACGCCATGTACCCGAAACTCTCCGTCTACATGGACGGGGTCGAGACCCCCACGGTCGTCGAGCCCATCAGCGACGACATCTGGGCATACGAGGAGCTGGCCGGCCGCAAGACCAGCGAGACCGCGGCCAAAGTCACCCTCGCCTACATCCAGCTCGAGGGCCGCATCCCGACCAGCCTGGCCGAGGTGCGGACCTGGGCACGGGACCGCCGGGTCCTCGTCATTGTTGGCGAGGCCGCGGACCCTACCCAGCCGGCTCCTGGAGACGGCTCATAGTCCAGGTGGCCCTGCGGATCGGTCGCCCGATCCACGAGGTCAAGGAATACAGCATGGCCGAGCTCGCCACGGTCATCGAGGAACTCAAGGAGGCAGGACGTGGCTAGCAGCAAGACGTTCGACGCCTACGTCGACGGCCTCGACGACGTGCTGCGCGCCTTCCGGCAGTTGCCCAAGGACGCCTCGAACGAGCTGCGCCAAGCCTCCAGCGCCATCGCCGAGCGCCACATGGTGCCCGCATGGAAAAACGCCGCCCTCTACTACGCCGGCCCGTGGGGCGACAAGATCGCCAACACCGTCCGCGTCCGCCGCGACCGCATCCCGGCCGTCCAGATCGGCGGCAACCGCAAAGTGTTCCGCGGCGGCGCCACCCCAACCATGGTGCGGTATCCATCGGATGCCGGCCAGGTACGCCCCAGCATCCCCGCCGCGTTCGGTGACGGCGCCGACTGGATCAGCAAGGTCCGCACCTACCAGCCCGCCGCCCTGCGCGAATGGTCACAGGCCGTCGACCGGGTCGTCCAGAAATGGGCGGTGATGTGATGGCCGGCAAGACCCTCACCGTCTACCTGGCCGCGGACCTCAAGAAGTTCTCCAGCGGCATCAACGAGGCCGAGCGCGGCCTCCTCGGCCTAGGCAACAACCTCACCAACATGCTCGGCCCAGCCCTCATCGGGGCCGGCATCGCGGCCGGAGCGTTCGCCGCGAAACTTGCGGTCGACGGCGTCCAAGCCGCCCTCGCCGAGGAGGAAAGCCTCGGACGCCTCAACCAGACACTCTCCAACCTGGGCTTCGAGGCACAGTCTGACGCCATCAACACGTTCATCGACGACCTCCAGTACACCTCAGCTGTCGCCGACACGGATCTGCGCACCGCCTTTGATCGGCTCGTGCGCTCCACCGGGGACGTCAGCGAAGCCCAGCGCGCCCTACGCATCGCCCTGGACGCCTCCGCCGGCACCGGCAAGAGCCTCCAGACCGTCGCCGACGCCCTTGGCAAGGCCTACGACGGCAACACCGGCGCCCTCGGCCGCCTCGGCGTCGGCATCGACTCCGCGACCCTGAAGAGCGGCGACCTCGAAGCCATCACCAGCAAGATGGCCGACACGTTCGGCGGGCAGGCCAGCCGCCAGGCCAGCACCCTCAAGGGCCGCATGGACGTCCTCAAGATCGCCACCGACGAGCTCATCGAAGCGTTCGGCATCGGCCTGGTCGGCGCCGCCGACAACTCCGCCGAGTCACTGGACAAAGCCGCACAAGCCATGCGCAACGCCCAACCAGCCGCCCAGCGGCTCGGTGGATTCATCAACCAGTTCGCGGTGGGCGGCCTCGAGCTCACCGACGCCCTGTTCAGCGTCAAGACCGCCATAAACCAAGGACGATGGGACTACCTGCTCAAAGTCCTTACATCCACCAAAGCCGAACTGCCCGGTCTGACTCGTGAAATGTTCTCACTGGGCCAGCAGTTCGAGTACGTCCAATATGCCGCCTACGGCGCCGCCAACGCCACCAGCTCGCTCAACAACAGCATCTCCGGCCTGACCGACCCGGTCCGCATGAACGCCGAGCACACGTTCCGGCTCGGCGAAATCGTCAACACGTACGGCGCCCGCGTCTACGACGCAACAGAAAACGTCGACAAGCACGGCAGCGCCGTCGAGAAGACCAACCCACTCATCGAGCGGCAGACCGACATCATCCAGGGCACCATCGGCAAGCTCGAGGCCGAGGTCAAAGCCCTCGAAGCCGCCACACGCGCCCGCGACGACTACGCCAACGCCGTCTCCGCCAGCATCATGGGCGACATCAGCCTCAAAGACGTCTTCGATCCCACCGACGTCCAAGGCTCCATCCAGAGATTCTCCGACGCCATCAGCGGCGCCACCGGCTT